GCAATATTCTAGCAGTTCTAATGTGACTGCATCTCTAATGTATTTTCCGTGGTTGTCTGGAACTACATCCACACCTGTTGGTGGAATATAAAAAGAAACGTCTGTTCCTTTTATGACAAATAGTTGTCCAACAACCATAGATGAAAGAGGAAATGTCCCTGTTAAACTTGTCTCTGCTATTTTAACTGCTTCAGCATCATAAACCTTACACAACAGGTACTGATTTGACCTGAGTGTGTGTCCTCTAATAACCTCGGCCATCTGTCCAGGCCATAAAGCAAAAGATGCCGGGCCGGGAATATTAATTTTTTTACCGACGTCCAAATCGGTTAAGCTATTGGCCGTGCCGGGCTTGGGATTTTTATTCTTATCATCCAAAGCCGGATTTTTAAGAGATATGTAATAACCCTTGGGTGCGATGCAAAATTTTTGGACCGTTTTATCTTGTCCTACCTGATCAAACGTTTTGGTTTTGTAATTAAATAGCACATGTCGATCTGTTTGTGACAAGCTAGTTTTATGTGGACCAACATATGTCGTTATATTTCCTTTCGTTGTATCCAAAACGAATGCAAATTCATTTGGTGCCAATACCAAGTCTTTTTGTTGTGTTGCCTCTGACATGTTTCACCTCTCCTTTTTATTATATAAAAAAATTCTCAATTGTAAGTGTTTACCATAATGTTTTTGGTATAAAAAGTGATTTATTTTTTTCGACCAAGGAATAATCAATCTCAGATAATATGTATTCTATTTCATCTTTTATTTCTCTAGTTTTCTGATATCCCAATTTTTTCAGTATCTCTGTTTCAGGATTATAATAATATTCTTCGGTATTTTCTTTTCGGGGTGTCTTTATATGTCTAACATCTGAGCCAATAAAAGAAGCAATTTCATTTATTGAATAGATATCGGCTTTTTGATTTGGAAACTGAATATCCCCGGATCGTGGGGGATTCTTGATAAACAGCATCAAACAATTAATACTATCAGCCAATGCTATGAAGCCGCGTTTCTGGTTTCCTGTACCATAAATCGTCAACGGGTGATTAATTATTTTTTGAGCACATAATCTATTGACCACTGTACCAAAATGTTCATCAACCCATAATGGAGAAAATATTCTAGTATCTTCTATTTCCGGTGTATATAGACCATATACTATTCCCTGATTGATGGATGTAATGGTCTGGTTCCACCATCTATTTGCCATATCACATAGATATGTGTTGGTGACTTTCGATAAATGATACAATGACCCTGGACGTTTGGGGAAAATAGAAGGCACCGATTGCCTTCCATCAATGAAAAATTGAAAAAGGTTTTCTGGTATTTTGGTGTTTATGTCCGGTTGAAATGTTCCAAGGCTTTCTATTTCTATATAATGTATGTCTTTGTTCTTCAACCACCATAATATATTTAAAGTTCCTATACTATTATTAATCATAGTATAAGTTGCTTTATCTAAATTTAGATGAGAAAATGGTGCTGAAGGTTGTTGTGCTAAATTGACAATTGTATCTATATTATAAGAATCTAGAATAGGATATACATCTTGTGTAATATTAGCAGCATGAAAACGGAAACTTCCTATTTTTTTATAGAAATTATGTTTTACTTCTATATCCAACTGTGTCGTCACAGACACAGTTCCAATTTCTTCAGCCAATCTGTTCTTTGATAGATCATCCACACCGACAACATCATACCCATCAATCAACAGCCGCTGTATTAATGCCGTTCCAATGTAGCCTTCCGATCCTAAAACAACAATTTTCGATTTGAGACTTTTCAATTTCAATATAAAGGGATATTTTATTGATATTTTCTTTTAATTTTGTATATGGAGCGGCCTTTCGGAATTGAACCGAAACACCCTGCTTGGAAGGCAGACACTCTACCAATTGAATTAAGGCCGCAATTCAATTTTATTAACATTTTCTAATGCAGTTTTACCATTACGAAGGTTTTCTAATACATTAAAAATTTCATCATTCCATCCTGCAATTAGATAAACATCATTTTTAAGAATTTCTAGGGGATATTTACCATATCCACTCAAGTCAAATAAATATAATTTTGCAGATGGATTAAAATTTTTGTAATTTTTCCATTGTTTAACAATACTATTTGCTTTTCTGTTTTCACTATCCCACAAAATACAGTCAGTAAATATCATAATGTTGTCAAATTTGATTTCATTGCTTAATGCATATTCAACAACCAAATGTCCGTTTGTTGAATAGCCTACTTTCCCGTCATTCTTATAAAAATAATTAACTTTATCAAAAATATTATTGCCTGGTACGTTATCTTCCAAACACCAATCTGTTCCAAATATACCAAATTTGCTATCAGCACTTATTTCGTTACACATTAAACCCAATAATAGAGCAATGTCAACATTACATATTTTTGAACTCTTAGATATTGGTTTATGCATGGAACCTGACACATCAGCAGCTATTAATGTTTTTCCATCTATCTTAATATTTTCCATTGTATTACGCATAGAAATTTCTAACGCTTCAACAATAATATTAAATTTTTCGGAAAATTCTGGTTTATTTTTAAAAGCTTTAGAAATTTCTTGGTGGGCTACTAAAAATCTAAACGGAAACATCTTAGAGTTTTTGGCTTTAGATGTAAGAAAATATGCAACCTTTTCAATATAATCTTCATCTAAAACATACATCATATTTCTGAGATTATATAATGCGGCCTGATATGGCAATCTACCAGAATCAATTAAATTCTTCCATATCTGAGACTTCCCTTGATTTTTCTGACATTTGACATATAATTTTATACTTTTCCATAGCTCATCTCTACCACTATCAAGACTTTTCCATAATGTGCCCATGGCACGATTTAAGGATGTTTCTTTATCATCTATTAAATCAGGATACCTTTCTCTCAAATCAGATAAGATATGTTGTCCGGCATCTTGTAATTTGGTTGACATTTCTGTCTCCCAAGTATATGCTATGGATAATTTTTTTGTAACAACTTTTTTTAACAGACCTGCTTGATAAAAAGATGCCGGACAGCACAAAAGAATAACATCTTTTAATGTTACATTACCATTTTTGTTCCACTTGGAATATTGATATTCATCAAATTTAATTGCTGCACGACAAATACCCTTTTTAATCTGGGCTGGTATTTTACACAATTTTTGCCGGCCAGTTGATATTTGATATAAGGATAAAAGTTCTCCCATTTCATCTGGTCTAGAAATAGTTTCACCAATAGCTTTTTTTACAATAGAGTTGCCACTATATAATTTAGCCAACTGAAGCAAAATTACCAATGGCGCAGACCGAATATTCATTACCTTTCTAGTATATACTGCCAATTTAGCAGCGAACTCTGGTGCTACATCAGCCACTAACAGTCTTATTCGTTCCATATCATTATCAGAATAAAACTTCGGTGATAGCAATGATGTTACCATCAATGTATATAACTCCATTTCTGGGCTCACCATATATGATGGTGCACCTTCAAAATTTACAATTGGATTTTTGATATTGAATCTCATCTTGCATTCTCCTTAATAAAGGGGGCCAGGTATTTTGGTTTCTAGTTTTTGATTTCATTGAACATTCAAAGTATCAAAAACTCACACCACTGGCCGCATTTTCGGTCTAGTTAATTATACTGATATAAAAACATCAAAGCCGGGTTTTTTAGATTTTGGTCTTATTTTTAAGCAACCAAAGCGAAGTAACAAAATCTACCACCACCGGCTTTACATTTTAATTAAACATAAAACGGGGAATTTTGGTGTTGGTTTTTATTGTTTTTGTCAGATTTTCTCCGACCTGGTCTTATTTCGAAGTAGCCAACAGCCACACCACCCGTTCATTTTCTATTTCAGTATATCATATTTTTTTCATTCGTAAGTAATATTTTTAATTTTTTTTTTATTTACTTTCATATTCACTTTCATCATATTCATCGTCTTCATAAAAATATCCTAAAATACCCAAAATATACTCTTTTTTTGAAAATTTATCAGACAGTTTATTCATGATCTCGAAAGTGACATCATTAGCATTATAACAATACACACATAATCTTCTGTTATAATACATCAAAAAACTATACAACTCTGAAAAAAACAAGTAGAAGGTCATTTGTGCCTCCAAATATATATAATTTTTTACAATGTTTCCTATATAAAATATAACACAAAAAACAAATTTTTAAACCAAAGAAATTACAAAAGGAGAAAATGATGAAATGTTTTAATTTTCAGGGTTTTTCTTGAACTGTCTGATAAGACCACCCGGAAACCACTTTTCTGTCCACTTATCTTCATATTTTTCATCATATTTTATACGCCGTGTGTTTTCTCTATCAGAGTCCAAAAACCATAATTTACCATTCTTAAACTCTGCTGTACCCCAAAAAGAGATTTTTTGGGAAAAGCCTTTTATTAATAATGCTTTTGCTACAGAAGAATGAAAAATACTAACTTTAAATACAAACAATTTTTTTCTATCAAAATCTGCTATAAATCTAACTGCATTATGTCTTTCTGGTCTAATATATTCGGTAAATGAATCAGAAACAACACTTTGAATTTCTTTTACTGTTGGATTTATAAAAACTTCAGTGCTTCCACCAAACGTTCCCATTTTATGAGAAACAGCAGAAAGCAGATATTCCTCTTGTAAATATTGAAACAATTTCATCTTAATCTCTGTTTTTGTATATCCAACATTTTTCTAAAAGTCACACTAGCAGCTTCAACAAAATATTTTTTAGTCCAAGAATCATCAGATATATTATCTAGCATTTTATAACAACTATCAAATAATGTTCGATCCAATGTTGAAATTGCATCTGAAGAATGTATTCTCAATTTATAATTTTCCAATATAACAGCAACACCATGAAAGATTTCGATATCATAATAATCAAATGGCATTTTACATCGGTTTATTATCGTGGAATGTGTTCCTTTATCTACCGGCCAAACATATAAATCTTTACGCTTAAAATCGATAGTAAATCGACATCCAAATGGTTTTGCAGATTTAATAACTTCCTTTAAATTTGGATTTCTGTAAACCGTAAATGCTTCTCCATGATAATCTTTCAGAACAGCAAAATATTCCTCTTGTAATAAATAATCCTTTATCTTCATTTTATCATAATTTTCAATGATTCATCATCTTGTCTAAAAATGTAAACGGTACTAAATCCTTTTCTATAATATTGGAAAAATCTCCGGTCAAAAATATAACCGTTTTCTCTCATAAAAACATCAAATTGTTTTATCTTATCGACATCTAATAACAGATAAATATTGTTATTGCTTGATAGTCCCATATTCTTTTCTATAAACTTTTTTATAGAACTGAACATTATATCTCTTTCTATTTTATTTTTTTCAAAAACATCTAATGTTTTCTGTCTTTTAATTGTCAACTGTTCTATAAATTTTTTAGCAATTTTTATGCTTTTAGCATCCGGTTGTTTTATGATTTCAATATCCGCTGGCTCAATAGAATATACTTTTTTATCGGTAGGTTTCTTAACAATTTTATAGCTGCCAATATATATTCCTTCCAATTTTGGTGGGGATGTAAATAATGCTGCAACATCAGAAGTCAAAACCCCCAATCCCCTCACATAAGACCCAATTTTAGGTTCGGAATCGGAAGCAGATTCACTAACATATGTAACAATTTGTTTCGAAATATCATCGGCAAACCATTTTTTTGTCCAATCATAATTATGTGACAATAATTTAGATGCCAACTCTGGTTTATATGATACCCTATAATCTAATTCATCAACCTTTAGCTTGCCCCCAGAAAATTCAGCAATCCCAAAGAGAAATTTGTGTGTTAAATCGTTATATATTCCCATGGGAACATCTCCCATATGTCCTAGAACTTCTGCTGCTTTTTTATGAATTATTGTTGTTGGCCAAACATACAAAGATTTATTGGAAAAGTCCAACATAAACCTACATTTACCTTCACCAATATCACAAGCATCTCTTAATTCCTTTTTGTCTGGATCGACAAAAATTTCCCCGTACACCCCCAAACCGGTCTTATATTCCTCGTCTATAAATTGTTTAAATTTCATGTCAATTTTCCAATACTTTAATTTCTAACAGCCTTTCTGGTAAAGAAAAAAACCGATTTAACCACGAAAAATATTGGACACTAGATTTCCTTCTAATATTCCAAAAGTCCGCATTATATTTATCATTATAAATGATAATTTCGTCTTTTTTATGGTTTTTGAAAAACTTAAATAATCCTTTATAAAGGATAGCATCTTTTTTAATTTTGCCTCTTTTTACTAATTCATTTCCAAACATCTCATGTAATATAATAGCATCAACAACCCATACTTTTTTCTTCTTATTGTCTATTAATAGACGTAAAGAACCAAACTCAGATTTATTCACCAGATCAATAACTTCACTATGATCTGGATTAACAAAAATTTCGGCATTTTTATACGTCATTGTATATTTTTCAGATAAATTAAAACGCCTACAAAGATATTTAATTGATTCAATATCAAAATATTGTTTCAACCAAGATATTTTATCTTCGGAAAGAGTAACATCATATCCTCTTAAACGATCATAATATATGCTTTGATTTTCCTTTGTTAATATTTTTAATTTACCGGATTTTGCTTCTGCAATGCCTTGGATTATACGATTTAAATATTTTAATTTCTGTCTCCCCCTCAATTCAGCATCAACAGTATAGTGAACAGAATCTGGTTTCCAAATATATATCTTATTATCATCAAGATCAATAGTAAATCTTACATTATTATTGACTGTCTCTTTAGAAACATTTGCAATTTCTAATTTACTTGGATTAACAAAGACTTCAGTATATCCGCCCCGGAAAACGTTTGAATGTGCATCAGCATCAAAAGAAAATGCATATTCTTCTGTGATAAGTTGTGGTGGTTTAAGAAAATGTATAAATCTCATATATTTTTTCGGATATATATTACCTTTGAAATTTACAAGGATCACAGGCCGCTCATAATATGCTTTTCTCCTCATAAAATACAATTCTATTAATATTTATAAAAAAATCCAAATAATAGGCTGCTATTTGGATTTTTGATGTTACTCTACATTAAATGTCATCAGTTAGATCATAAAACATTTGCATTCTACCTTCTTGTGTCTATGACACTAATTCAATATTGACATTGGGAACATTGTATTCTACCTTTTTGGATTTGTTCCACTTTATCTCATAAAAAGCATCAATGTCTTTCGGGCGAATTTTTATATCCGGTTTTTGTATAGATCGAATTACACCGGTCTCGCCCGTTAGCTTGTTCCGTACTTTGGCTCCTCTAATTAAACTAGTGTAAACAAATTTTTCCATCGGCAAAGAAACCTTTTTAGGATCGAACACTACACCCTGTCTATAGCTTTCTCCTCCATATATTCCATATCTTCCGCTTTGCACAACGATCCCATCATATCCCCTACTTTTAAGGTCGGGCAAATCAAGATTTCTAAAATCATCGATATATCCTTTATGAATTACATATGGTTTTTTAAGATCGACTTCTATTTCCAGAGGAATGCCCCACTTTTCAGCAGATTTTTTTTTATCGGTAAAATATACACCTTTACCCAATAGTGATTCACGATCTGATCCAATTCGTTTGCCCATTGGTACAATTATCGGATTGTTTTCATGTTCGGGAACAATAAAACCAATTTTTCTTATTTCCCGCACACTATAAGTACCATGCCATGCACGGATTTTAACGGGAATACCATGTTCTACATCATCAAAATTATTGACTGTCTGGCTTTCGTTAATATGATTACTAAACCTCATAGTCTTTCCTCCATTTGAAAAAATCCCTGCTCTTTATTTCCTTATGAAAATCAATTTTCATACTATCAATTTTCGAATTTTTAACCAACAAATCAATAGCATGAAGCAGATGTCCCAATTCCTTCTCCAACAACGAAATGTTTGATGTTCGTTCTACATCAGCGGGATGCCAATTTTCCCATCCATAATTATAAATTTTACAGATTATATGTTGAACTTCTGACATCTCTTCTAAAATGACTAGAAGTGTTTTCTTCTCTAATTCATTTATCATGTCATATAGCTTACAATTTCATAGTTATCACTTTGCATTTTATACCAAGATAAAGCTAAAAGTGTATTTTTAAAAGGAACATAAACATCCCCAATATTGCTATTTTTCGACGCCACTGGAAAGTATGTCTGGCCATACCTTCCAACTAATATACCACTCCATTTACTATTATCCTCTTGTAAAATAACAATATCAAATTTATCAAGAACATCAAAAATATCTTGCAATGGTATTTTGTCAAAATATTTATTACCTACAATTCTATAAATTGCCCGGTTTATTTTATTTTTTATTGAAGTGTTCAATGTTTGAATTTTACTGGTTTCGGTTAATATTTTTCTAATTTTCATTGCCTTACTCCTAAAAACTGTACATGTACCACAATTAACAGATAGTTTTTTGGTTTATTTTCCAACTATATTCCTATAAATCTTTTTAGGAAATTTGTCATGCTCATTGTCAAAAATTTTAAAATTTATAAAATATACCTATGGCTCCCTGGAGTGGACTCGAACCACCGACATGCTAGTTAACAGCCAACCGCTCTCCCTCTGAGCTACCAGGGATTGTTATTATTATAACACAAACTCTAAAATGATTAATCAAATCCATAAATTTCTCTTACTGAAGGTAGTATGTCAGCATAATTGTCGATCTCATCTGATTCCAGAGCAATATCTACATTATCACCTGCCGCAGATATAGGAATGCTATCAACTAAACCAGTAGCATCAATAAGATTATCATCTTCTGATCCGCGATATGGCTTCATGGTCAGTCCCCAAGAAAACTTTTTGGCTTGAAATATATTGTCTTCTTCGTCAACATCAGTAACTTCATAAAATATATTATAATTCCATGTAGCTTTAATAACATCCCCTATTCTAGGTCTAATATAACCAGAAGCACTAACATCACGAGTAAATGTATATTTGGGAATATGTATTTTTTCAATGACCTCATCAGAATACATACCAAATGTATTATATAATGCCGGTTCATCGCCTGGTGTATATACAACTTTAGTTGAATATGGTCCGATATATTGTAGATTTTTATCTTCTCCATATATAGCATCAAAATCTGGATTTAAAGGAAAATAGTCAACGTCAAATCCAAAAATATCACAACTTTCAACCAAAAAACTTTGAAATAATTCGTGTTCTTGGTTTGATTCCGTTATATCATATACTGACCATTGTGGTGTAGTATCACCTGTTAATCCCATTTACTAAAATCCTTTTTATATATTATTTTCCAAAATAAGGAACATAATCTACCTGTCTATTAAACGTGCACTTAAAATGATTTTTTATTTTATCCCGTTTTATGTGCTCTTCGAATAATGAAATCATTTTTCACTTATATATCTATAACATAAATCAATAGTTTTTTGAGCATTCATTTTAAATGTTCTTTCATTTCCATCTACCCCAAAAGTATCATATGGCCAAATATAAAGAACACCGTTAGATATTCTTCCTCGTGGATTAAAAACTTGATAATTGTCATGTATTATATCAACATCATCTCGTAGATTTCCGGTAATCTGTAATTTAAGAGGTAGATATAGTCGGGCAAGAAGCGTTTTATGAGTATTTTTATATGAATTCCATGTATTATCTATTAATATTAACTCATCGTTGTTATATATCTTTCCATCTGGCATTGCCCATATAAAACCAATCGGTTTTGGTTTAAAAATATTCATAAAAATAATAGGACTATCATTTTTAATGATACCTCTACCAGCATACCCCCATTTAATATCCCATTCCAATAAAAAATTATATAGTTTCATTACACCCGTTTCAACAAATATGGTGAATCTATCCAACATTCTCGGGCAGCAGCAGTAATATCATCAACAAAATCCACAACAATAAAACCGTTTTTATCTGGATTTAAAAGTTCTTTACCAATATAGTCCCATAAGTGTTTTTCCTGTTGTATTATTTGTATCCAAAACTTTAATTCATCTGAAGCATAGTATTTAATTTTTAATTTTTCAATATTAATAGGATTTTTACACATCTTAGTTATAGACAATAAACTATCTTTAAATTGTTTAAGGGTTTTTGGTTTTACTATATCTAATGTATCGAAAATAGAATCTAGTATTGAATTATATTTTTGCAAAATAAAAATATGACTATAAAAATATTCAAATGAATACCATATATCATCAGTAGGACATACTCCAATTTTGGCACCATTTCTTGGATAAATAATATATGGGGCACCAAAACTTGATGCTGAACCTAGAATATTGGTACAAATTGTATTTCTTTTGGGATACTTCTTCCACGCTGAATGATGATTTATAATCCAAGTATAATAATTACTTATTTTTTTTGATTCTCTTTCTACATCAGGTGGATCATTGCAATAATAATAATTGTTTTTATGCTGACGATCAATGCCTCTATATAAACTATTTTTAGCTGACATTGCATCAGAAAAATCTGTTTTCAGCAAATGGTTAAATTTTTCTTCAGTTATAGATAAAAGATAATGGCCTTCATTTAATAAATAGTGTCTCAATTGCATATATTATCCCATATAAATCATTCCACCATAGTACGTTTCTTTATTGAGTAGTTCTTCCATGAGCCTTTCCATTTCTTCTTTGGCTTCACTAATTAAATTATCTCCATCCAATGAAGTGCCTTGGTTCCCTAAAGCTGTAAAACTAGCAAATTTACGTCTGATCAATCCCAATGTATTCTTACATAATGCTGTAGCATAATCTAATACCCACAAACTATCATATAAATCATTATCAGAACTATCAAGGTTTTCCCACAAACCAGCATCATCCAATGTTGAACCTGAAATCATTAAAGATTTAATTAAAATAAAGCCTGGACTATCATACTCATAATCACCAATAACAAAAGAATTTCCAGAAGCTGGCGGCGGCTGTAGTTCAAGAAGATTGTGGGTTTTATGATATTTGAAATTATAAGAATCTACAATATATCGATCCAAAGTTTCCAAAAAATCCCTGGCAACATGATACGAAATAAGAGAATATCCTCCCTCTGATGCCGGATTTAAAAGTTGTAACATTCCGATAGAATAAAGATAATTATCTACTGTAAATAAAGTATTTATACCACCAGAACTTGATGATGTATCATCATATGATATAACTTCTACTGTTCCACCGGGCATATCATAAAGATATTGTCCAGCAGAAAGCATCATTGTAAAAAATGTTATTTGGGTTGATTGTCCCACAGCCCATTTAATAAATTTTTGTCTAGCATATTCAATATTGTCATTTATTTGGTCAGTATGTAATTCCAATTTGATCATCGGATAACCAAGTCTGCGTTTTATTTTATCAACCAAATCAGATTTTCTGCTCATTTATTTTACCTTTTTATGTCCTGCATAATTTTAAACGTGCTAGTTTTAAAACGCTTATATTTTCTATTACCAAAAAATTCATATTCAACAATAAATTCTATATGTCCTTCACCCAAGGGTGTAAAAGAAGGAATATGTAAAATTTCTTTATGAATTTCCTTTTTTCCTGTAACAGCAAAATCATATAAATTTCTGTGGTAACAATAAATATGTACACCATCTACAACTAATGATTTCGAAACAACCCCAATAACAGATGAATATTCTTGATAACGCATAAATACTATAATAGTATCGTCTGGTTTGACAATTCCCTTAGACACCATTACTGGTTCACATATATTAATAATTTCCGACGGCCACATTAATGTTAATATCATTACCAATGCTACAATAAGTATAATACTACACATTAAATTGTATATAATTTTTAACATTATCTTTCCTTTTTATCTTTTAAGTTTTCTACGTTGGTTTCAACTTTAGCAATACGCTCGGCATGGGCAACACATTGTGTTTGAATAATAAAAATGGATTTTTCAATATTTTCTATTTTCTTAAAGACAGCATTTAAAACAAATAGACATAATGCAGAAAGAAGTGACATTGCCGCTGTTAAAACAATATGAATAGGTACTTCACTCAATATTTTTTTCCTCTTTATTTACCACACAAAATGGTTTATCAATTATACTTTTAATTTCTTCTTCTATTTTAGATGTTTTATGATGTAAAAGTAATGTTTTACCCAAACAATAACAATATATTACATTTCCAGCGATTGCTACCAATAATTGAAAGTTGTTTCCATCCATTTTATTTATACACTTCCCATACATTTATTTATATAAATAATTTTAGAGGATATATATGAAAATTATAGAATTGTTTACTGATCCCAGTTCAAATCAACTGTCTGCAAGTCGATTTTTATTATTATTGTTTGTGTTGTTTGGTATTCCTATTCTAATATATTTAATTTGTATTAAAATGCTACCAATAAAAGAGACAACATCATTAATCACAGCTATTATAGCATCATTGGCAGGTATATATGGTGCAAATAGCTTTGGTGGTGCTCTTAGAAGGGGAATATTAAATACAGACGATAAAAAAGAGTTAAATAATGGGGCGGGATAGTGGGAACATTTTAAAACTTTAAAAGAAGGTTTATATTGGCCGATACTGTTCTTTATAAACTACAACAAAACCCCGATGTAATAAGAATAATACAACCAAACCATAGTTCTATGGTTTGACATAAATTTAATCTAGGGAAATTAAAAGCGTGTCCAATGAGTGTAAAACCAATAACCAATAAAACATAAATATAAATGGTTTTCATATATATTTTTTTGTCCTTTAATTTTTTCATTAAAACTGAGTGACATTTAATCGTGGGGACCATATCTCTTCAATAAATTTCCAATAAATTTTGGCATATAATGGATATGATAAAATTTTTCTATAAAAATTAGTGCTCTGCCTGGATACATTTCAAGTAAATATGCATCCAGATATAACAAATCATCATCATAAGCAAATACTTCATCTACCATCAGAATGTCATTTTTTCCATATAACCAACGACATTTGTCATTTAAAAATCCTTCTCCAGTATCGGTCACTTTATAATTAACCAATTCAAGGAGAAATACATCCCCCTCGTATTTTGGCCGATAATATTCTATAACGTGCATACCCTATATAGCTCCCATTTTTGATTTATTATACCATAATTGGTATTAAAAGTGTCATAGAAATACGGATGTAATTTTTTTAATTCAGTTGCAAAAATATGTTGAACACCGTTAATATTATATAGACCATTTACATCATATTTCTTTCCGTGAATATCTGTTATTACTCCAATACAGTTAACATATTCATGTAATTCAATATTTTTATATGGCTTATCTTTTATAGAAATCCAATATATCTAAACATATTCCATACCTCTAAAAAATAAATGATTTTATTTTTGTTTTATCGTGGTAAAATTGTCACCAACAATATAACAGCAATGAGAACAAAACAGCCAAGCAACAATGCTATTTCATGCTCAAAATCTAATTCTGGAAAATTAGAACCATAATATATAAGAGAAGAGCCGATAACTGATAAAATATGAATAATTTTCATATGTTTTCTCTGCTATTAGTAAACATATTCTTCTTCTATATATTATACATCCCAGGAGACAGTATATCAACAACCTTTATGTTTTTTTTCATGTAAAAAATACTCAAGAATCTTTTTTTTTCCAGATAAACACTGATTCATAAAATTTATTTGCTCGACGTCCTGTTCTTCGGTTAACATGTCGATTAATAATTCCTTCGATTTCCATTCCGGAAAGATGAGCAATTTCTTCATATAATTTTTTAGTATCGGCTGCCACTATAATAATTCTTCCACCTTTAGGCATTGCATCCTTTGCTCTTATAAATACTTCTGCTAAGTTTTCTTGATATAGCTTTTGCGCTTTCTTACTTAAACCATTTGACGCTGATCCTATTTCTTTATCTCTTCTATCTTCTAAACCTAATAGATGATATGCGTATGCATGTTGTTCATGATAGTCTATAAGACCGACATAAGGAGGACTCGTGATAACGCCATCTATCGGCTGAAAAACGTTTTTTCGGCTATCTCTATGATAAACTTTCACAAAAGCATTAGTTCTTTTCGATGAAAAGTCTATTATTCTTTTAATAGTATCAACGCTGTATCGTCTTAAGAATTTAAACGCTTCGGTAGTAGGGACACATTCTCGTGAGTGCTTATAACACCAATAAGGCTCTGTTTGTGGAATTTTTGGAAAATCAAGATCAAAATGAGTAGTTAATCGAGCAGAACGAGCGGCTCTTGATAAAATTATCTTTAGTAAATCTTTGTATTCATATCCTTCTGTTTCTATTAAGTGGTGGTATGTCATTAATTCACATAAGGCTTGGGATGCGAACCATTTTCTAAGATATTCGTTATCGGCTGATATATCTAACTTGTCCTCCCAAAGTCCTAATTGCTCTCCTTTTTTTGCTACCATACTAACTTTTCCAATTATATCAAGAACTTCTTTTTTTAGATTATCGATATTGTATTTTTCTGTTTTAACTTTACTAAGAAGAACATTAAATACAGATATATCATAGCCTATTGAATTGATATTAAGCTCATTTGCCTGAATTAAGGTAGTTCCAGAACCACAGAATGGGTCCAGAACAGTTTGACCCGGTTTGAAATACTTTCTTAGAAAAATCTCAACCAACTGTGGAATGAATTTACCAAGGTAGGGATGAAGACGGTGGACATGTTTTGTACGTTCTTTTTCCGGCAGGTCTCTCTCTTGCCAATTCAAATTTAGACAATCAAGAGGTGTCTTATCTGTTACTTCAACAGGTAATGTTGGTTTTTCTATATATGAATGCATATCTACACGGTCTTCTTTTTTTCATCTACTTGTTTCTGCCCTTGCAAATTCTACGATTTTACATAATAAATACATAAACAGCCATACAGCATATTCCAAACACCCCCATCCCTATGAGAATTCTTCCTGGAAAGTTTACCAGCTTCCACCAATTCAGAGGCAAAACGACATAGAAACAGAACATTCACTGCCATAATATCCCTTTTGCCTATTCTAATGCTTCATTCTACACCATTACCACCATCCCCAAAAAATATATCAAACATATTTGTCTGCAAACAATGTTGCTTATTTATAACAGACAATAAATCTTCTATTTTTTTTACATACTGTCTATCTGCCATTTTAACATTATCGATTAAAATATTCAAATCGGAAAATTCTTCCGGCCAGGTAATAAATGATAAAACTTCCATATCAAACATATTTTTTTTCAAATACACTGTTCGCACTTTCTCACCACCCCCAACTATTTTTCTATAATTGGTAAGGTTGAAACCGTCGATCAACGTATTAAAATTGATTGCCCCTTTAATATGCCACGGTATAGCCTTTTCTGCTTGTTCATATTGAGCAAGATTGTTTGCCCCCCTATTTACTGCAATATTATATGGGTTTGTTTCTGTATAAATAATCTGTTTGTGTTTTTCAATTCTATCAGATAATTCTCTATCAGAGGCACCATGTAGAACCATCTCCAAAAAATCTTTCAGAAGCGGTTTAATTACTACTGGCGTATCTGACCTGATAATTTCCAGCCCCTTAATTTGGATTTTATTAACAGATACACCATCTTCTTCTACAACAGCAAGACCATATCTTTTTTTTGAACAAAAAAGGGCAGTTCTAGCAATGATCTCTTGCTCAAAAACAATCTTAAAGTCTTTGACTTGGGAATTGAAATCGCCCAATTGAATATCGACAAATGAACATTCATTGACATAATCTACCACCAAACGGCTGATCCGTTTGGCATAGTTAATCTTCTGGGAATCAGATAGTTTATACCAGTTTATTTTTACCGATTCTTTTTGAGCATCTATGAACTTTTCAATAGAAAAGAAATTTGAATCAGTATCCCCATATATAACAAAATCAATCATTTTACTGTCAATCGTTCATCGTTCCATGATATTATCCAAGCTTCCGTTCTGTCCCTTAATCCATAACGCAAACTGTTCGGTACACCAATGACTCTAGTTTTGATTTTATCTTTGGTCCAGATTATACCTTGACGACCATCAACATCATCATATTTACCAGCAATCAAACCACATTTACATGATTGTTTATCATATGATAACGGTATAAATCCATGGCAACAATCACAGGCTAAAATCTTCATTAGAAATCTCCCTTAAAATCTCTTTCAATTCATTATTTGGCTCATTTAGAAAACTATTAACAAATTTTGCACCAGATAATAATATATGACGGCCACATGAAGTAATTGCCTCTGCAATGTTTATATTAGAATATCTGGAATATGGCAAAGATAACACCCCATACATCGAGTTGAGTATGGTTTTATATGCTAATTGCCTTTTATCCAACATTGTAACGGCTTTTTTCTGTTGCTTCAATATTTTAATATCAGCTTTAAGTTTTTTTCGATCAGAAAAAAGCCGTTTTTCCACCTCTGGAATAAATCCTATTGTTCTATTATCAAAAACGGCACCATTAGGAGCTATAGAAAAATATCCCTGTTTTAGTGCCTTATTGAATATTTCTAGTTGGTGTGAATTATACTTCAACCTCTTGCCATCTTTTTTTACTATCGATATCTCATCAAAATGTCTTTTTCTGGTACAATCCACAATACTACTTTCATCATTTAAGATTTTACCAAAGTATGTCTCAAGCGACATATTTAATATAATAATAGAAGTAGGATATTGTGAAGCAACATCAATATCCACAATCCAATTATATAATCCAGGCTTTGGTTCTTTTACATATGCTGCTTGAAAATCTGTTCTGATCCCATATTCCAATATAGGACCACATTTATTTTTTCTACGTAAGTGTGACAATAAAATTCCTTCTATTTGGACACTTACAGTACTATAACATGTCAACGGGGTCTTCGACAGTAAAGATAGTGCCTGTGTCAAGCCAATAAAATTCAATTTCTGATGCAATTTTACAACTAAATTGACATCTTGAATATTATATTCAATGTATTTTTCCCAATGATTTTCATATAAATCCCTTAAAGATGCCGCATTTTCAGAAAAATCCGTTTTTGTTTCATCAATTTCTTGTTGTGCCACCCAACCAAGAGTGTAGGTTGCTTGTTTTTTACCATATGTCTTATATAAATCCAGGTAATCCAAAATAGCCACACCAGCTATATCAATTTTATGTTCGGTGCCTTTTAGTGGTTTTCCGGCATCATTTAATAATGGTGCAGCCTTCCAAGTTCTTACATGTCCTATAGGAGAAAGCATCAAATATGATTCATCTAAAATTTTTTTGGCTCTATTGACAATATATGGTATATCAAAATAATACACATTCCAACCCATAATAACATCAGGGCGATATTTGGCAATATGTGCAATTAAATTTTTTAATAGGGTTTCTTCCGACTCACAATAAATAAAATTATCAATATTGGCAGGTTTTATTCCAAAAGTAAGATAGTTTCCGGTAGTGCTGTTCCAAGTGGTAATTGCTGTAACACAGTCATCAGCTTTTTGTGGATCGGGAAAGGAATCAGAATCTACTTCTATGTCCAGACATAATAATTTTAATACTGGAACTTCAATTTTATCATCATTTATTCCATAATAACGATCTACTAGAAACTGAATTTCCGGCTTAATTCTATTTTCATAACATATATATTCATTGTTTGATATAAATTCCTTATATTCATAATAATTTTTAAATGTTTTTTTTATGACTGGATCACCATCAATGTTTTTTGTGATCCCATCTGGACTCCTCAGCCACACATAAGGAACCCATTGTATTTCATCGTAAAAATCTTCTCCATTTATAGTTTCCCACAGATGGATAGTAGATTTTCTATAATCATAATTAATATTTTTAAACACTATTCTATAATCTCAACTGGAGTCACTTCAAGTGCCACTATAACATTATTATCATGTGCTACCACTTTACGGTAATGACATTTAATAATAGAAATCATACTGTTAGCATATATTTCACTATAATATAGTTTTTTATATAAATGTATTCCTGCTGGATATAAACTTTTCTGATCTCGTGTATATATCATTTTGGGATTTTTAACAATGGTTGACCTTAATATTTTATAATATATTGATTCAACTATAGGTCGCCCATCCATAATATCATACCAAAAATAACCGGGCGGTTTACTACATCCAAATCCAGAAAAATATGGAAGAAATATTATTGGATCGTCAGTCTTTGTGACTGCCTTATAGCCGTATCCTGCTATTTCTTCTAAAGGCAAAAATGTTTCTATGCACATAAAACTATCCCAATCTTTCAGTTTATCGTCAATAAATTAATTCAACTGGAGTTACTTCAAGCGCAACCACAGTTTCGGGATCATGTGCAATCGCTTTATTATAATGACATTTTATGATGTTGGTTAATCCATAAGAATATCCATAATATATAGATGCCGTTTTCAGGCTTTTATATAAATGTATTCCTGCTATATATTCCTGTTTAGTGTATTGTGTATAAGTCCTAATGAAGTTTTTAACGATTGATGTTTGCATTATTTTATATTGTATAACAGATTCAACACAAAAAACATCGGGATTCTGAATAATAAATTGTTTTGTTTCAGATTTAATGTTAGATAAATTGCCGCCCTTACCAAGCACAAATCTTTTATAATATGATAAAAATACATCAGGATTGTCTGTGGGTATAACAATTTTATATCCATATCCTGAAATATCTATTTCTTCCGATAAAAGATATTTCAAACACATTGTGTTTTACTCTCTAAACATTTTTGTGTCTTTTTTGACCAATATGTTTTCCATCTTTTCTGGGACCACCCAGACATACCACACTCATGCCCACATTGACATGAAGATATATAAACACCACATTTTAAACAGTGTTCTTCGCCGCCTCCATTGCAATATGGTGTTGTACATCCTGTTCCAGGATAATAATTTGGGGAATATTCATGTTTGCATTTTTCTACTCGATCCCAAAATGTTTCTGTTTTATGCTTCATTCCTTAATCCTTAATCCTTAATATTAAATGGGCTTAAGATTGTCAGTACAATGATCAAACACCCAAGAACAGCAACGGTCTTTTTCGCTCTTCAAACATTTTTGTGTCTTTTTTTCCAATATGTTTTCCATCTTTTATGGGACCACCCAGACATGCCATACTCACACCTACATTGACATGAATATATATAAACACCACATTTTAAACAGTGTTGTTCACCGCCCCCATCACAATACGGTGTTGTACATCCTATCCAATAATAATAATTCGGAGAATATTCATGGTTGCATTTTTCTACTCGATCCCAAAATGTTTCTGTTTTATGCTTCATTCCTTAATCCTTAATATTAAATGGGCTTAAGATTAGCAATGGCCTGTCCCAACACTTTTATAGTACAATGGTAAACAAGACCATCAAATACCCAAAAACAGCAACGGTCTTTTTCACATTTAAGACTGTCCTCTGTTCTATTATTGCTATTACAAAATTTAAAAGGACAAAATTTAACCATTCTATAAAATAATCATGGAGCTGACGGCAGGAATTGAACCCGCAACCAACTGATTACAAATCAGCCGCTCTACCAATTGAGCTACGCCAGCTTCTTTTTTCTACCTCTGGTTTCCGGTTTAATTGCCTCTCCGCGACAATTTAAAACTGTTACTTTATGGCTTTGTTTACATTCTTTTTTACACTTTTTACAGGGTTTAGCAAAATCAGACCAATAAACCTTATTAAAAGACATTTCTTCTCTACTAACCCTAGCCATGTTTACCTCCAAATAAATTTAATTTGTTATCTATAGTATATATTTTTTAATCAAAAATTTAAACAGAAAACATTAAACTTTGCTTAATAAATAGTAAGTTTCTGTATCATCAGGCAATGAAGCCTTCATTATTCCTAATGCCCGGTCGGAATTATAGTGAAATGACAACGTAAAATTATCATTTAACAATCCCCATAAAGAAATAAAACTTCGATACCCAAATTTTAATACCCAATCTTCACCTTTATATTCAGAAAAATTATATTTAACCTTACTAGTGTCTTCATCACCAGATTGTAAAAATAATTTTTCTTTTTCACAACAAATATATAAATTTTGAAGTCTAGCATTAATGCGCTTTGTTCTATCGATATAATCATATAATTCTTTATTTAGTTGTATATC